TTCAACCCATGTAGAAAAGTATGAAGAAGTTTTCGATGTCCGTGGACTGTCGGAATTTTTTCTATCTTGTAATGACGTTGGGTATAACAAATCCCGCAGGCAGTTACATGAGATGACATTACAAAATATTTCTAATATGCATAAAGTCCATCAATTTGATTTCAACAAGGACTTTGAAATAAATTCAATTGACGTTGGTAGAGACGGATTGCACTACGGAATTGATACTCACAAATCAATAGCAGAACTTCTAACTGTCGGATTAAACCTAGACTAGAAGAATCCTTCCCTCTGACCTATAATCATAAACCTATCATATTCTCTCTTGCCATCCCAAGTGTGATACGTTTGTTGAATGGTTCCCTCGTACTCCGCATCAGGTAATCCAATTTGTTCTTTCAACTGTTCGATTGAACTAACGCAATTGATACCATACATTTCTTCAACCACATTGGAGTTTTGCATGGCGAATACTGCATTGGGGTTCTTTGTTACCAATTCATTCAGTGGGTACATCTGTTCCGTGTGGATACATATCACCACATCAACTTCAATGTTGTTGAGGTTTTCAAATTCAAAGGGGACATCCAGATTCCAGTGACGAATGTTGACAAACTTTTCTTGGGCATAGTGTTTGTGAAAAATCTTTGACAGTTCGATTGACTCTTCATCCAAGTCAACCATGTGAATCTGTGCTACGTCTAGGTTCTCACAGATCAACGGAACCATAGGCATACCCAACCAAGAGTTGAGAATCAATACTCTGAGACTTCCAGACTTTGCATAGTATTCTTCAAGGTAAGTTTGTAGTTCTTCAACCAACCAGATACTAGCCTCCATGTTGTTCTCTGACAAAGACTGTCTGAAGTCTGCCAGTTTGTGAGGCATCTTGTGTTCGATGATGTGTAGGGCCTCGCCCCAGTGTTTGAAATTATTTAAGAAATTAAAATTTAACATCTTCACTTTTTCCCATTGAGTCAAAAATACAAATATATGGAAGTTCTCGGTAGGTATGTTTTTCTATGTCGTGAGGAAAAACAAAACCTTGGTTGAAACTATACACCCATCCAAGTGGGAACAGTTTTGTTTTGATTACTCTTCTGTTGTAGAAGAAGTTGTCAAGGCCCCGATAGTACCATAGTATTTGTTTCTGATACTTATTAAAGTATTCAGTTAGTTCTCTAGTATTTAGACTGTCATTCCAACGCAGCACAGATGAGTTAAGATCGGTAAACTTGTGAGGAACGTGTCTGGTGTCTTTGTATTGTGTTTCTAGATCGTGCCACCATGTCTTTACCAGACACAAACAATCTTCTGGATCATAGTCTGCGATCACATCAACATTTTTTTGGATGATAGTGTCAATGTCAAAGAACATCTTCTCACCCTTTTGCGTTACGATGTTGTCATCGAACAGGTACATCTTGTTCCACCACTTCTCCAGTTTGTTGCCGCCTGGTAGCGCGAGTGGTTTGATTGCAGAGTCCAATCCTTTGGGGTCTTCTGTGAGACAAAAGAAATCAAAATCACATGTAAGATACGTCAAACATTGTTCGTAGATGCTGTTGACATGTTGGTGATTGTACTTGTCACCCCACTTTACCGTGTAGATGTTCATCGCCAATGCTCCAACAAATTTGGATCAACAAGTTCATCTTGTTTTGTGTGTCCCCTGCTCTTGTCTTCAAAGGGTAGAAGGTCAACATTGAATACGCAGATGATGCAGTTTGGTCTGTAGATTCCAACATTCAAATCATCTTCATCCCATGACCGGCCACGGTTGTATGAGTACGCCATCCAAGAAGGAAAGTGATCCCACAAGTCTTCACCGTATCGGCCCCACTTCCATGAATGATAGTTATCGGTTCCGTCAGTGTATGTGAACCAAATCTTCTTTTGATTTTTTAGCACATCTTCCCAGATACACTCACACTGATCGTCTGACCAGACTTGACAAGAACCATTTGTATATGCACCATGCGCCAACTTAAACTGTCTGGTATCCATTGGTCTGGGGTCTTGCCACCAAGACTTCATCTTAGTGGGTCTTTCCATGTTGTATGTTATAACAGGTGTGAGATCACGCTGAATGATAACATCCAAGTCAAAAAAACAAAAACGTCCAGTAGGCTTATCAGGAGCAAAATTATGGGTATTAAAAACAAAAGTCTTAGGACGATCCCAACAGCGTGCCATGCCATACTTAAAATTTTCACCACCAAACCAATACTTAGGATGAATATCAGGTATGTCAGGAAAAGGTATAACAGTGATATCATCATCTATACCTTTCGCGTCATCAGTATAACAATAAAAGTGTGCATCAAATTCTTCCGGCGTATTTCTAAACGCCATGTTTTTCAATCTATTAACAAAGTGTGGGCCGTATTTCGTTCCCCATTTAGCACAAACATAATTAACTCGCATTGCAACCACCGCACTTTTTATGACAAATAGTCAGGGGATTTCTTTTCAAACTCTGACTTACATTTTCAAAATCATTTCTGTAAATTATTTCACCCACAGTAAAATTCTTTAGACTATTATACTGGTTATTGTATGTATAGTCAAGGGGATGATAGGGTAAAAGTTTACTTTCTAATATGTCTCTAGCAATAAATGCACATGGATATGCACCACTGTCTGCGCTCACATAGAAGTATCCACTCTTTCTCGCATCACACCAAACCGGATCAGATTTTTTAGACTTTGGTTTTGGTCGTCGAATCTCGTCTTTCTTTTTAAACATCTTCAGTGTTTCCAAGTTTACTGGAATATCACTGGCAATAGTTTCTTGTACTATTGGATTGTGTACAATTTGTCTAGGGTGTTCTACATATTCAATCTCATCGATCCAATTCGGTTTCATAAAAGTTTGATCGTAAGTTTGCACCGTAAGTGTTATGCCATTGTCTCTGAAGTATTTGCATATCTCTTCAAAGTGTTCTGTTTTGGTGGGGTCAGAAAGTTCACACATCAACGTCACCCAATTCACTCTATACCTGTCAAAAATTTTACGGATGGATTTTAAATTATGTTCGTACCCCGTCAAAAAAATGTCGTTGTAAGAATCTTTTGTGTCATTTCTTGCGGCACTTAGCTGCACTAGTGCTCCATCCGGTGCGCCGTCTTCATATAGACCACGGTACATGTCAGAGTACTGTTCGCCGTGCATCTGAAAGTATTTTACTAACGTGTCATCGTCAGACATGTTGTCTTGTTTGAGTATCGATAACAGTTCATCTTTTGGCATGATGTTGTAAAGTCTTTCAAACACTGCCTCATAGTCCTGTTTATAAAAAAGTTCTTTGAGATTTTCTATGTAGTATCTCTTGTACAACTTTTGTGTGTCTGCGTCATCCGCATCCCAGAACAATCTTTGAATGCCGTATAGTTCAACATTCTTCATAAACTCCTTTTTGATCTGTGGAAGATTATTCTTGTACCACAGTCTACGATACAATGCAAAACACTGCATCCAACTTATGTTCCAGAAGTATCTTACAGACCCAATGTCGTTTGCCTCGTTGTAGACAATTTTATGTTGTCGAGAAATATATCTCTCTTTATAGAAATCGTAGATTCCGTCTGCGTCTCTATTCCAGTACAGAGATTGGTCGCCGCGTTGCAACATCGGATCATCTGGGAAGTCTGCCAAAAACTTCTTGTGCATGGATATCATATCACCAGTGTCAAATATTTCTTTGATGATCTGTTTGTGTTGCGGTTCAATTCTTCTGATGAAAGTGAAGTTTGATATTTCTTTTTCTAACTCTGGAACAGACTCCTTGATGTCGGATATAGTTCCCTTCAGCTGATCTTTTAACTCTGGGAAGCATTCGATCATCTTGTCTGATAGGGACGTTAGATCGTTCTCCTCTACCATCTGGCGCAGTTTGTTTATGATACTCTGGTCCATATAGTTTTTTTCCAGAGTTTCATCCGTCATGGAATCAAACTGACACCAGTTTTTTATTCTGTCAAACTTGTCTTTGTACTTCCCCCAATCTTCTTTTATTCTTGGTAGGTCTTTGTAAAACTTATCTACCAAAACATCAAAGACCACCTTGTGCATTTTGTAAACGTATCTTTCTTTGTAGAAATTATAGATGCCGTCTACGTTTTTGTTCCAATACAATGATTCATCGCCCTCCAATAATAGGGGGTCAGTAGGAAAATCTGCAAGAAACTTCTTGTGCATTGAAATCAGATCACCATCAAGTTCTTTGATAGTTTCTAGGTGTCTGGATTCTATTTGTTTTACAAACGGATCATATGAGTTTGCATCATTGATTAGTGTATCAATTCTTTTTGTGTGTTTATTATCAGTGAAAAAGTTCTCTGGAAACTTAGGCATCCAAAGTTTTTCAAACTCATTCTTGCCATACCAGTGTATCAGTATGTTGTAGTCTTTTACCTCGGATGGTTTGAAATATTTTTGAACACTTTTCCTTGGGACCACGGGGACATCAAAGATACAGAATTTTGCCTCTTCTCTGTATAGGTGTTCTGTCAAATTATCTGGGTATGACTGACCCCTGTTGTAAGAGTAAACCCAATCCGACGGCAGGAAAGACCAGTAGTTGTCACCAACCACATCGTGTTCTCGGTAGGGATAGTAGTTGTCTGTTCCCTTCCAAAATGTTTTGAATACGGCGTCTTTGTGTTTGAGGACATCATTGTAAATCTTTTCACCCTCGTCGTTGCACCATAACATAACACTGGAGTTATAGAGACTGCCACGGATGTCCTTGAATCTCCGGTCATGCAACACACTGGGGTCTTCCCAATGAGAATATAACATATGAGGTGTGGCAGATAACTCAAAGATTTCATCAATGTTGTTCTGGATGACAACATCTAAGTCCAGATAACAGAATGGGCCCTTGGTGCGTAACCAATGATGAGAATTTAGAACAAGAAACTTTGCTCGATCCCAACAATAATTTTCTCGGCCAAACCAATAATCGGGATGCAGAGGATCGACTTTGGGTATTGATCGAATGGTTATGCCCTTGTCAATACCATCTGGATCATCGGTGTAACATATAAACTTGTGTCGCTTGGTATAGTTCTGTTGAACCATCTTGCGTAAATTGTTTACATATTCTGCCGAGTACTTATTTCCCCATTTCATGCAGAGAAAGTGCATCATAATATTTTTTTCTCAACTCATCTTTTGATATTGAACCGTTCATCAGCACAATTGGATATTCTGGTTTGATCTTATATCCCCTTGGAGATACGTCTGTGTCGAAATCTACCCCAGCGACAAATGAATACATAAGTCCTTTTGGAAACACATTGTCAAACAGTTTTTCATGATACAAAAATCTATCATCTCCACAATATTTAGTCATGAAATATTGGTCGTTGTCTTCAAAGTAGTTGTAGATGTATCTTGCGTCATTCCCGTTCCATGCCATGACGCTGGAATTCCATGACCCCAACCACTTATATGTCCAAGGTACAGTATCGGAACCGTCATCTTCCTTGTACCGCTTTGGACTGTTGTACACTTTATTCTCACTGGTGTCCCACGGAGCCTTCCAGTAACAATAA